CAACGTGCCAGCAGAAGAAGTCTTGGTTTATCCCTGCGAAATAAGTCCAAGCAACGGAGTCGCTGTCTCCTCGCCTTCCGGCACTGCCTCCTACACCATCATTCTGTACGGCACATGATCGACCCAGGCAAACTACGCGAACGAGTAACGGTGCAGCAGGCGACCGAGTCTCGGAACGCTATCGGGGAAACTGTGCTGGCGTGGTCTACCTACGACACGGTCTGGGCCAGCGTGGAAGGCGTGAGTTCCCGCGAGGCGTTGGACGCCGGAAAGATAGACATTCAGATCAGCCATCGGGTGCGAATGCGTTACCTGTCAGGCATCACGCAGAACATGCGGCTGTCGTGGCGAGACAGGACGCTAGAGATCGTCAGCCTGCTCGAGTACGGCAACCGCAGCGAGCACGTCCTCATTTGCCAAGAGGCTGCGTGATGGCTGGCGACATCGAGATGACGGTTCAGTTTCCAGAACTTGCTGAACTCAAGAAAGCATTCTTGGCGTTTCGTCCAAGCCTTGCCAAGAAGCACATGGGTGCCGCGATTCGTCGCAGCCTCAAGCCGGGGTCGGATGCCCTTAAAGCCAACGTCAAACGTGGTCCGACTGGCAACCTGTACCGAGCCATATCGACCAAGGTGAAAACGTACCGCAGCGGCAACGCGGTCGGCTTGGTGGGGTTCATCGCCGCCGGTAGCGGCAAGACAAAGAGTGCGGGCGGCGGCACGGTTCAGAAGGGAAAGGACCGGGCGTTCCATGCAGGCTTCGTTGAGTTCGGCACCAAGGAGCGATTCATCGGGTCTTCCTCCAGGCGGGCCGGTGCCTCGGTGGCTTCGAGCTTCAAGAGGCTCGGGCCGTTCAAGATTGCCAAGGTCGCTAAGCGTGGAAAGTTTGCTGGAGCGGTTCGCGTGCAAACCACGCCAAAGTACCCCAAGGCGTTTTTTAAGAAGGCCGGGCGTGGCGAAATGCTCAGCCTGAACGAAATGCCGATTGGCGGATCGCTGGGGCAGCCGCCAGTGAAGACGGCATACCGCGAGTCGCTGCCGAGTATGAGGGCGGCACTAGCCGTGAACATGACCATCTCGCTCATCAACGCTCAGAAAGACCTAGCAGACCAGTTCCCGGCAAAGCGGTAGGAGGCCAGATGCTCAAGTCCCCCGAGCAAGTCCTGATGCGAGCGGCCCTGGAGACCCCAGAGGTTGCCATCCAGATTGGCACCAAGATCTACGCAGGCCTGGCTCCGGCGTCAGTGGGCCTCCCGTTCGTGACGTATCGAAGGGCTGCCATTGAGCGGACCCAAGGGCTGTCTACGCCAGTTGGTGTTCCTCGCGTATCAGTCGATTTTTCGGTCTACGCTGAGACATACGAAACAGCTCGCAAGGTAGCCGACTCGCTGCGGCAATGTCTGGATGGGTACGGCGGAGAAAGTTACGGTGTACTTGTACGGCAAACGTCTCTGGAAGCGGAGTTTGATGACTTCGTGACGCTCCAGGGCGGTGAACTTCCGCAGGTGTACCAGATCACGCAGACGTACGACGTGATGTGGCAGGAGACTTAGAGAATGGCAAGCACGCCGCATGACTCCAGTGGCACATCGGTGACCTTCCCAGGATTCACTGGGACCGTGACCGGTCTGACGTTCTCTCAGACCGAAGTCGCAAACGGGGCAGGCGATGTCATTGACATCAGCCACCTTGCTTTGACCACTGGTGCGTTGCTGCTGACTCAAAACCGTCCGCTCAAGGGTTCGGGATCAAACGACACCGGCAAGGTGATTTCGCTGGAATACATCGGCACAGGAATCCTTGGTGGCGGAAACTCTGGCACCCTCGTCATTTCTGGCGGCCTTACAGTCAACGCGGCTGCCACGGTGGTGAGTTCGTCTGTGACGCTAGCGGTTAACGACGTTATCCGTGGCAGTGCCGAGTTCCGCGTAGCCTGACCACGGAGGGTATTCCGTGGCTACAAACTCGACGGGCGTGAGCGTTACGTGGGGCGGCATCGCTTTCTCAGAGGTGTCCGACGTTTCCTACACGTACGGCGGTAGCTCTCCGAAGGGCCGCAGCGTCATCTGGACCGACGATGCCGGCACGGTCAGTATCTCGTGCTACGGGACGACCAATCTTTCGACGAGCCAGTACGGCCTTCGCAAGTCACTGGCGATTTCAGGCGGCGGCTTCTCCTTGACAGTGAACGCCATACTTGAGTCCATCGGCGTGCAGCACGCCGTCAACGACGTGACCCGTTTCTCGGTCTCATTCAAGATATTGGACGCCTAACCAATGGGACTCAAAGAGCAACTCAAGGCCGCAGCCGCACCGCGTAAGCCGCTCAAGGTGCAGGTAGACGGGCTGGCCGAGCCGCTGTACGTGCGGGTGATGAGCGTCGGTGAGCGTGACGCATGGGAAGTGCTGGCCCTGCGGTCTGCGTCCGGCAGGATCCCCGACAACTTTCGCAGCCGCTATCTCTGCATGACCCTATGCGAAGATTCAGGGACGCGCCTATTCGCTGATGACGAGTGGCAGCAGATCGCTGAGTTAGACAGCGGCGTGATCGGCAACCTGTTCGACGTGGCATCACGGCACAACAAACTTTCGGAGGCTGACATCACTGAACTCGCGGGGGAATGAACGCCAGGCCGATGAGGCGATTCCTCTTCGCCCTGGCAAGCCACCTTCGCATGACAGTAGGCGAGATCGAGCAGCGGATGGACAGCCACGAGTTGGCAGAGTGGATCTGCTACGCAAGGTTCTGGAAGCCGCTCGATGACCCGTGGCAGCAGACAGGAGTGCTGGCCAGCGCGATGCTGGCCCCGTACTCGCAACGAGGACACGCCCCAAAACCCGAAGACTTTATCCCGGTTGAGAAGCCGCCGCAACACAAGACGCAGATACACGAAGCCCTAGCAAGACTCAAAGCAGACTTGGAACAGCGACGATGTCAACCGCCTTCGGCCTAGCGATGCAGATCAGTGCCAACACGGCACAGCTGGCGACGGCCCTCGCAGAAGTGAACAAGCGACTGGACTCCATGGGCGAGGCCGGCAAGAAAGCGGGCGACGATCTTGGCACGCTCAAGAATATTGAGATTGGCAAGCTGGCTCTAGGTGGCATCAAGGCTGTCAGCGGTGCGTTCCTGACTCTGTCAAAAAGCGTCCTCGGTGCTGTTGAGTCAATCGTAAGTTTTGGCAAGAGCGTTGCTCTCGAGCTCGACAACCTGAACGACGTTGCGGCCCGAACTGGCGTTAACGTTGAAGCACTACAAGCCTACGGTGCTGCGGCAAAACTTTCCGGCACTGACGTTGAGACTTTTGCCAAGAGCATCCAGAAGCTGGCGGTCAACATCGGCAAAGCTACCGACGAGAAGTCTGCCAAGAAGTTCACGGCACTCGGCATAGCGTTTGAGGAGCTCAAGGCAGCAACGCCTACTGAACAGTTTGAGATGGTGGCGGATGCACTGTCTCGCATAGCTGCCCCGGCAGAGCGTGCAGCCGCAGCCGTCAAGCTCTTTGGCAAGGGCGGCATTGAGCTTGGGCCGCTGTTCTCCGAGGGGCCAGGTGCCCTAGCGAAGATGCGAGAAGAGGCCGTGGCCCTCGGCCAGGTCGTGAGCGAAGACGGCGTCAAGGCCATTGATGAGATGAACAAAGCCTTCGATAACGTCTGGATGACCCTGAAGGGTATCACTGGGCAGATCGTTGGCGACCTCGCCGGCCCGATTGCCGACATCGCCGCCGACTTGCTAAACGTCGTTCGCTCGGCAGCGCCAGGCCAGATCGCAAGCTCTATCGCACAGGGCTTGCTAGACTTCATTGACCTTGCTGGCACGTCGTTCCTCAACCTCGCCAAGTTCATCGACGCCTTCGTTCGCAAGTTTGCAACCATCCTTGGCATTGATATGCAGTCGGAGGCAAAGAAAGGGTTGGCTGCACTCCAGAAAAAGGAAGAAGGAACGCGAAGGACAGTTAACCAGGGGGCGTTCACGAGCGAGGTGTTTACGCCCGGAACGCTCACCGAAGATGAGCAGCGACGAAAGAAAGAACTTCAGCAGCAGATCGAGGCCGAGCGAAGCGGCACCGTCTACGACGTGATGCGTGAGTCTCTCGGCAGTGCAGTCGACAAGGCCAGGGCAAAGCTCGAGGAGCGAATGAATCAGCCCACCCTGCCGCAGTCCGGCGTAGCAGCTGTGGTTGCTGACCAAGAGGCGACTGCTGGGGCGACAGAGCAGACCAAAGTGCTCAACGAGATAGCCAGAAACACCCGACCGGCGACAACCGTAGAACTGCCCAGGTAGCCATGGCCGTCCTCTCATACCGCGAAGTTCTCCCCCGCACGTTCTCACACAAGTTTGGCGAGAGCCCTACCGCGGAACGCAAGTTCATTGCCACGCTTGACCAGCCCGAATCTACTCAAACCATCATCAACGCCATCGGCATCGGCCACGGGGATTCGCACCCTGAGTATCCGTATTTAAAGATGCTGGAAGGCAGCATGACGGAACAGGGCAGGCAGCACGCAGAATGGACTTTTCGGTATGAAGTACCCAGCCAAGAAAACCTGAACCTGAATCCTTTGGCTCGCCCCGACGTGTGGTCGTTCTCCACTGGCGGGTCTCAGGTTCCGTTCCTCTACTACTACCACGGCACCGACAACTCCGACATCCGGCCCGTGGTGAATGCTGCCGGCGACTACATTGAAGGCATGACCGTCTTGGCATCTGAAGTCAGGGCTACCATCTCCGGCAACCGTGCCGACTACCCGCTGGCCCTGGCGGCTGAGGTGACCAACGCCATCAACTCGGGTGCATACCTAGGCGGTGCTGAGTACACATGGCAATGCAACGGCATCACGGGCCAGCAGGCCACGGAGATCGTGAACTCCGTAGAGCTTCGCTTTTGGCAGATCACGGTAGAGCTCACATACCGCATCGGCGGCTACGTTGAGAAAGTTCCGCACGTTGGGTTTCACTACATCTCCGGCGGCAAAAAGCGCAAGGCATGGGCATGGAACGAGGCGGGTGACGAGAAGCTAGATGCAAACGCACCACAGCCCCTAACTGAAGCAGGCGACCTCAAGTACCCCGGTGCAGACGGCGTGCCCGACCAGTTGCTGCGGCGGCCTTACCCCGTTGCTGACTTCGCATCCTTCTTCGGCACGCCGCCTTTCTAAATCCTGCAATGACCACAGAACGCAACATATCGATTGTCTCGGCTGGCACTGCTGGCGTCCGCGTGACGTTTGGCACCACCACGTTCACGGGTAGTTTTTCCTGTACGTCATACCCAGTATTCTCCTCAAGAACGACAGGCGGCACGTCTTTCTACGCCGTTGACTCGCCGTTGCGTCAGCCTCTTAACGGCAGCATCTTGTCGGCGAACAACCCGGTTGTGTTGTACGACTCCACGGCCGCCACGGCACTCCTCACGTTTACGTACGGCTCATCGTTCAGCGACTCGGCTGCTGAGTACGCAGCAGCTGCGAGCCCCAGGCGTTACCGCTACATCTTGCACTCTTCAGGTCACACGCCTGTCACCGCGTATTCATCCGCAGTCACTTCTGGCACAGCCGTGGTTGTGTTCGGCTCAGTGGACATGCGGGTGGTAAGCACGGCCGCCACGCCGTTCATCGAGGTGCTAGACGCTGCTGCTGAAGGCAGCGTGGGCGGAGGGCTGTAGCCATGGCCCAGAAGCCAGACGGCAAGGCGGCACGTACCGAGCGAGTTGTGTTCACGCTGTCTGCTGCCGAGCGGATCTCGAAGGCTGTGCGGATCGTTGAGGCGGGCGACAGGGACGCGGGCGCGTTGACCTTCGGCAGGCCAAGCAACTCGTCTAGCGGCGGCAAGGTGTTTCACGTTTGCACGTTTACGGGTGCCTGGTCAATCAGCAGCAGCAAGAACGTCACGTTTAAGTACCAGACTTCAACGCCTAACACGGCGGCAGTACGAAACGACCTCATCAACCTGCCCAGTGCTGGCACCCGCAACTGCGTAATCGGCCGCGAGGGCACGGCGTGGCATCTCATCAACTGGCAGTGGGACATCGTCAACGCTGCGACGGCGGCCACGCTCACAACGACCTTGCTGCGGTTCGACACGCTGCCTGTCGGTGCGTTGTCCACCTCGTCAACCGTGACGTTCTCGGTCTCTGTTGCCACGTGCAGCACAACGTGAGGTAGCCATGCCGCTGTACGTGAAGAACGGTAGCCTGCTCAATAAGACTGGGACACTTGGCACCAGCGTGGGGTGCTGCTG